AGGAATGTGTCATGTATGGTGGGAGCAAGCAGGAATGGACGGTATGAAGGGTAAGATTAAAAACTTCAACTCTTCTGTATGGTCTCTAAATGTTAAGAATCGTTTCGGATATAGTGAGAAGCAAGAGATTTCAGGCGATCCAGATAAGCCACTAAATACTAACATTCAGGTAGAGTTCATAGATACAAACAATGGAGATAACGATGAAGATAATAAGTAAAAAAGAAGCTAAATCACTGGACCTTAACCGTTACTTTACTGGGAAACCATGTAAACACGGACATATAACAGAAAGACTCATTGGTGGAACCTGTAGAGGATGTAATAGAATGCATCCAAAGAATCATCCTGAACGATCAAAGAAGTGTCGCGATGAAAACAGAGAGATATATAATAGAAAGTCTCGTGAATATTATCAAAGACGAAAATCTGCTGTATCTATATCAACAAAGAAATGGGCACAGGCAAACCCAGAAAAGAAAGCTAAATATTATGAACAACGACGAGACTTGTTGAACAATGCTACCCCTGATTGGTCTAATGATAATATAATTAAGATGATTTATATTGAAAGAAATGAAATGAATAAAATAAGTAATTTAACTTATCATGTAGATCATATCGTACCACTTAATCACCCGTTGGTATGTGGATTACATTGTGAGGACAATCTCCAAATAATAGAATCATCATTGAACTTTAAAAAATCTAATAGGTTTGATGTATAATGAAGATCCAATTACCAACACAATTCCAATTCTTATTCAAACCTCGTCGCTATAAGATTATGTATAGTGGACGAGCTGCAGGTAAATCGTGGAGTATTGCACAGGCATTATTAATTATGGGAATGCAGAAGAAATTAAGGATATTAGCAACCCGAGAATTCCAAAACAGTATATCAGATAGTGTACACAAATTATTAAGTGATATAAATGATAAATATAATCTTGGATATGAAGTAACGCTGCATTCAATTAAACATCCTATTACTGGCACAGAATTTATGTTTTATGGACTGAAAACTAATATAACAAAGATTAAGTCATTAGAAGCTGTGGACATTACCTGGATTGAGGAGGCAGAAACTATTAGTGAGCGTTCATTGGAAGTACTTATTCCAACTATTCGTAAAGAAGGGTCTGAAATATGGATGTCTTTCAATCCTTTTGACGAGAATGATGCAGTATATCAACAATTTATCATTCCACATATTAAAGAATTGACGAATAAAGGGGTTTATGTAGATGCTAATAGATATATAATGAGAACTAACTATAGAAATAATCCATTTTTACCATCTACAATTAAGACTGAAATAGATCTAATGAAGGTTGAGAATTATAGAAAATTTCAGCATGTTTATGAGGGACTGCCTGTTGGTAATGATGAGAACTGTATTATACAGTCTGAATGGTTTGATGCAGCAATTGACGCTCATAAGACTATTGGATTTGAACCACGAGGAGCAAAGGTTATAGGATTTGATCCAGCAGACGAAGGTGACGATAACAAAGCATCTGTCTACCGTCACGGGACTGTCGTTTACAGTATAAATGACTGGGATTCAGGTGATTTAGAAGAGGCTGTCAAGAAAGTATATGATGATGCAGTAGATAAAAGAATACAGGAAGTTGTATATGATAGTATCGGAATAGGTGCAGGAGCCAAAATTAAGTTTAAAGCATTAGATCCTAACAACACTATTATAAAGACAGGATTTGTAGGTGGATCGAAGCCAGATGATCCTGATGAAGAATACAAAGAAGATATGACTAATAATGATATGTTTCGTAATAAGAGAGCACAGTATTATTGGCTGTTGAGAGATAGATTTGAGAACACTTATAGAGCAGTAGTACATCACGAGTATTCTGATCCAGATACATTGATTAGTATTAGTTCAGATTGCGAGAACATTGAGAAGCTAAAGTCTGAATTAACAAAGATACAGAGAAAGCGTAGCACAACATCCTCAATGGTACAGATAGAGTCCAAGGCTGATATGAAGAAGAGAGGATTCAAGTCTCCTAACATATCTGATGCATTAATGTATGTATTTGCAGATGTTGGAGTCGGTGCTATTAAAGCTCCTAAAATAGATTTTGAGAGTCAGTGGTAATGAATGAAGATAAATGTTATAAGCAGGTAGTATCAACAAAGGCAACGACCTATATATTTGATATCATTGGGTCTATTGATGAAGCAGAAGATTACATAGATTTAATAAGGACATTAAGATGCTCCACAGAAGATGAGAAGATTATCATAACACTAAATACACCTGGAGGATCAATAGCAGTTGGAGTACAGATTATAAATGCAATGAGAAATAGTCTATCCACTGTCACCACAGTTATGGACGGCGAGGTGTATTCTTTGGGCAGTTTAATCTTTTTAGCAGGAGATAATCACATAATAAATAAGAATTGTCTGATGATGTGCCACAATTATTCAGGTGGAACATATGGTAAAGGACACGAACAGGCAGCAGAATTGGAAGCTGTATCAGACTGGTTTGAACAGTTAGCTACAGAATATTACAAAGGATTCTTAACTGATACCGAAATAAAACGATTATTAAATGGTAAAGACTATTGGCTTGACTCTGATCTGGTAATAAAGAGATTGAAGAGAAAGGACAGATACACATAAATAGGTCACACTAACAACTAAATTGAGACAATATTAATGAAAAACAACAATAAGAAGATGACAAAGAAATCGGCAGAACAGTTACAAGACATTCATGTTAAGGCTATGAAACGATTTGAAGCAAGTTATTCAGCAGAGCGAGAAGAGCGTGACTTGTGTCTAGAAGATCAACGATTTGTATTTGTGGCTGGAAGTCAGTGGGAGTCAACTGAAACAGAATCTCGCAAAGATCGTCCACGATTTGAGATTAACAAGATAGCAGTTCCAGTTAATCAAGCAATAGGTGATCAACGACAGAACCGCATTGCTATTAAGGTTCGTGCAGCAAAAGGTCAATCATCTAAAGAAGTTGCAGATGTTTATTCTGGACTGATTCGTAACATTGAAACATCTTCCCACTTTAAGGATGTTAAGGATACTGCATATAAAGAACTTGTTTCAGGTGGAATGGGAGCTTGGTGCATTACTACAGGATATGAAGATGATGAAAGCTTTGATCAGGAAATTAAGTTAAAATCAATTCGTAGTGCTGCCTCAAGTGTTTATTATGATCCGAGTGCAACAGACGAACTAAAGCGTGATGCAGCGTGGATAATGGTTACGGAAGATGTAGACAAATCATACTTCCAAAATAAATATCCAAATGCAACAGCAGCAAGTCTAACAACAAATGCAAGTGGATATCTAAAATCGTGGCAGACTCGTGATACAATTCGTATTGCAGACTATTGGGTAAAAGAACCTTTCGTTAAAGAACTTGCATTAATGTCAAACGGTGAAATAATTGAATTAAATGATGAAACAAAGACAATTATGGATGAGTTAGAAGCACAAGGTATAACAATACTTAAAACAAGAAAAAAGAATTGTCATAAGATTGTAATGTATAAGATCAGTTCAGCTGAAATACTTGAAGGACCAATGAAATGGGCAGGACAATATATTCCAGTAGTACCTGTATTTGGCTATAATGTTTGGATTAATGGACAGCACTATTATCAAGGTATGGTACGAGCTGCAAAGGATCCACAGAGAGTATACAACTATGCAACTTCACAGGCAATTGAAACATCAGCATTGTCACCGAAAGATCCATATTGGATAACTCCTAAACAGGCTGAAGGATATGAAGCTCAAATGAGGAACTTCAATATTAAGAATAGTCCATTTATGTTCTACAATCCAGATAACACTGCTCCTGGAATTCCACAACGATCAGGAGCACCTAGTGTTCAACAAGCACTTATTATGCAAGTCCAACAGGCCGATGCAGATGTTCAAGCAACAACTGGACAGTTCCAACCATCGTTAGGTATGGAGCCAGCAGCAGATAGAAGTGGTAAGGCTATATTGGCTTTACAAAATAAAGGCAATGCAGCAACTCATGAATTATCAGACAATTTAGCAAAGGCTGTAGAATATACAGGACAAATATTAATTGACCTTATTCCAAAGATATATGATACTGAACGACAGGTAGCTATATTAGGAGAAGATGGAGCTTCAAATAGTATCGTATTAAATCAGACTGTTATTGAT